ATCGCCATGGCGTTTAATCAGGCGAATCTGATCCAGGATGTTGCTGACAAAAAAGTTACAGGCATCCGAATAGACATTCTCACCGAGTAAACTGAAAGGCCCGACCCCAGCGCCGCGTGGCAATTACGGACAAGTACGCCGAGCTCCTTGCAAACTGGAGCGTAAAAGAAGAGCAAAACAGGGCTGATTTTCTTGATTTTCTTTACTGGCTGTACGACCGGGATAACGGTCTTTACACCGGATTGTGGCAGCAGTTTTGCGACGATATCGCTGTTGTTACTCAACAGTGTCTTAACACAGATCAATCTTTTATTGAAGCTGTAGTTGAGAAAGTTAAGTCTCGCGTTAAAGCTGGTACAATTTAAACAGGATCTTAGTTAGCGGGATGGCTAGAGATTACGATAAAGAGTATAGTAAATATCATAGTACTGAGAAACAAAAGAAGAGGCGAGCGGCGCGAAATAAAGCCCGTCGTCATCTTGAACAGCAAGGTCGGGTCCATAAAGGAGATGGTAAGGACGTCGATCACAAAGATAGAAACCCCCATAACAATTCTTCGGCTAACATAGGAGTACGATCCAGAAGCGCCAACAGGGGCGATAACAAATAAAATGCCTATTGTTCCTGGTTCTGACGCCGGTAACTCTCCCGAAGCCGCTCCTCGGCTGGCGATGCCGACGTTCGGCATGTTGAACCAACCACCGATGCCAGGTGTTCGCCGCGTGGCACAACTAGACGACATGAACCGTGTGTCGTCCCAGTTCGCGCATGATCGCGGTATGTACGGTCGTCCTCCTGTAGGACCTGTCGAATACGGAGAAGGCAATATAAAGAAATCTACAGCTCTTACTGGTCCTGCAGGTTACAATCAGCGTAACATTCCTCTGCCTAACTCTCCTGATGATATGAGTCAGGCAGAGTACATGATTTCATTAAACGAAAACAATCCAAAGACCCGCATGATGTTGCAGCAACTCACGGCTGTACCTAAGCAAACAATGCTAAATACTCCTTCTTTTTCCGACGATTACCCTTATCAAAGTAGCAATACTGTCAACAACCTGTTAGCTTTAGCTAAGCTCAAAAAGGGCTCGGGCAAGTGAGCGAGAATAATTTTCCGATTAGGATGGCAGGTCAGCGATTTGGGCTCGATGCGGCCCGGATGTCTCGGCTGACTCCGTCTGAAGTTACTTCCCGCTTACGCTACCAACAAACTTTCCCTAGGTCATGAATCGTTTCGCAGGCTCTCTGATCAGAATCGACCCTTCGGCAATCCCTCAATACGGTGATCGTTGGGCAGGACAGGTCATCAAAGAAAATCCCGGCATTGTGGAGCGCGTGGCCTCGGCAATCGGTATAGTACCTACGACTCAGCAGCCTGCCGGTGAATCGCTTGCACAACGCGAAGCTTGATTGGATCACTCAGGATCCTGAGGCTGTTGTAGCTCGGCACGCTCGGGTCAGCACCAAGAATCCTGACCGTGCCGAGTTCGAAAAGCTGCTGACCTTCTGTATTAATGAAGGGCACTGGAGCATTTTTGAGCAAGTTTGTGCTTCGTTTGAGATCGTTACGAGTCGCGCAATCTCAGCTCAAATAATTCGTCACAGATCTTTCCATTATCAGGAGCTTTCTCAGCGTTATTGTGCGCCGGATAAAGTTCTGGATGACGCCTGGGCTAACTGTTGGGACTTCGAGCTTAGAGCTCAAGATTTTAAAGACCGTCAAAACAGTCTTGAGTTTGGGGATGAGACCGTCAAAGAGGTCTTGAAAGGCCGCATTAAAGAGGTCTTTTCAGAGATCGAGGATGTGTACCAGACGCTTCTTGAGTCCGGCGTGGCTCGTGAGTGCGCTCGAAATATTCTTCCGATGTGCACGCCCACGCGGCTGCACATGCAAGGCACACTAAGGGATTGGATTTTTTATGTTGGTCTCCGGGGCGCCAACGGTACGCAGAAAGAACATAAATACATCGCCCATGATATCGGCCGCGCATTGTCTGCTTATGTTCCTGTTACGGTAAAAGCTGTGCTGGCTTCTGAAAATCCCGCTGTTGAGGGTTGGCGGGTGATTGAAAATTTAGAAGTTTGACCCTATTAGAAAGCCCCAGTAGTCCTTCATGGGGACGACCGGGGCTCTCTTCGCGCGTTCTTTAACTATAACATACTTTTCCACGGATCGTCTGCGTTTTCTGGCGGCTGATTATTTTGTTGAAATAGTTCTTTGGCGACTTCAGTTGCTCGCGGCACGAATTGACGAGCCTGCGTGGCAGCTGTAAGCGTCTGTACCTGACCTGCCATTATCTGAATCTGTTGTTTTAGCACAGCGTTTTCTCTAATGATTTCGTCCGTTTGATTATCAGCCCAAGCTTTGGCATTTAAGGTCAATTGAGTCAGTGCTTGTTCGGGATGATCGAATGAGTACACAGTACCCATAGGAGTTTCGATTCGTTGGCCTGCATTTTGTACCGTCACCAAACTTTCCAGAAGTTTCTCAGCTTGCGGCAGTTCAAGTTCCGCGTGGAAAGCCAACTGTTGCGGCGATACCAAACCTTTGAAATTTTCGTAGCAATAACTCAGTGATTTAGCTACTTTTGTTGCTCGATCTGCTTCTTCTTTTTCTTTATTTTTCTTAGTGTTAATCAGACTCGCAGTCACCAACGAGCCTCCGGCGGCAGCTCCTAGCACCGGAAAGGTTCCGGGCTGTGCGATGACCGAGCCAACTGCCAGACCGAAGCCGGCGCACGTGACAAGGAGAGTTTTAGTGATCAGCATTTGATGGTTTGGGGTCGTGTTCAGCAAACGCCTTATCCCAGACGTTGGGGTTTGCAGCAAAGTCTACCGGCGACGGCAGGCGATTATCACCCCGGTTACGTGGATCCGTGGTCGGATCGTAGGGCTTGATCGCAAGTCCTTGGATAACAGCTTTGCCGTTGATGAATTTAGACTGCACTCCAGGCACTTTCAACACATTATTTGTGGTTTCACGAAGACGATCCACAAAGCGGGGTTTTGCAATCGTGCGGAACCCATTGCATTTGGCAAAGTTACAGTAACTTGCATAAACTTCGTTAAACGCATTCTTGACGTATAGACCTTTTTCCTGTTCGTCAATGTTCGGTTTCAAAGCGCCTGCGCCAAGTACCGTGTAGGAGTTCGGTGCATACATGGTGCACTCTGCCAGCCAAGCCACGATCGGGTTGTTGAAAATAAGGGCCTCGATGTTTGTTGTGTTTAGTGTCGGAGCAAATTTAGTCGGGTTTGCCAACACTTCACGCATATGGTCATGCCCCATGCTCAGCGCCCACGCCGCGATGTTCGGTAGCTCGGGAGCGAACTCACCCTCAATGTGATCGGGGTACACACTGATCAAATTCTTACGTTTTGAAGGATTAATGACGTTGTTCATCACAATCGTAAGTCGCCGACGCTCTAGACCGCTACTGATATCCGAGCTACTGATGTGCTCGTTAGACGCGATGGAAACCAAAAGCTCGGGTTTGAAGTTGATAACCTCTTTGCCGTACTTACGTTCGGCTCTCAGCGTGTCGCTGGCAGACGTCAGTTTTTTGAGGGTATCTAGTCGGCGGCTGAACGAAGCTTCGTCAGTCAGCAGCAGTAGCCTTTTTCCAATCAGGCTGTGCCCCTCAAACCGGTTCGTTTCTATTGTCTCAAGGTCGGATGTATGTGTGCCTGTGTAGCCCGCCAGAGCGATCAGCACCTGCTGCAGCGTGGATTTACCAGACCCACCGGCACCAATCAAGTGGAGGAATCGCTCGCCTGTTGCGTACCCTACGAGGACAGCTCGGCAAAACGCCTGAATGATGACGACGTTATCTTTTCCAACAGCCCAGGTCAGCCAGTTGAGGAACTTAGGGCAGTTGGTATCTTCGCTGAAGTCAAAACCAAGGCGACTTCGGAAATACAAGTCACGCTGGAAACCGTCAGCAAAATCTAGAGATTCGACGTCAAGAACACCATTCCGGAAAGCTACCTTTCCACGATTAGATGTCCAGATGGATTTACGACCGCCCTTGATTGACCGTAGCAGACGGGCTTTCAGCAGCAAAAAAATACTGTTTACGGTACCGCTGTTGTATCGCTGCAGAATGCCTGTCTGTACGAATGTATCTAACGCTTTCAGGATGCGCCGTTTAATATGTTGTTCATCGCTGAGAAACCAAATTCCTTCCTCGTCGTCGTAACTAAAAAACTCGTCGAGGGAAGAATCGTACAGAAACTGATCGCCGTAGTTGCTTGAGATAACTTCGGCAATGTCGTTTTCGCTGAACGCACGATCGTTGTTCTGCAAATTGATCAACTGTGCAGGAGTCTGCGGCGTGGTAGCCATGGGCTCTTCGTCGGGTGATTTTGTGGATGTTGATGATGATTTGGACGACGGCTCACTGGTCAGATTGAAGTCGTCGAGGGAAAGCACAGAGTTTTTTGGTTGTGCTTTGTTTGCCTTGATTCGATCTTTGACCGAGTCGGGGCATTGTTCCGCAAACACAGAGCGGTTGGCGTACTTGATTTTTCTCCAACACGCCATTTCGGCATCTTCCGCCACGATGGCTGCTGCTGGTCTCAAGCTGTTCGCGTCCGTGATGGAGTTGAGGATGCGATTAAATTTTCCGTCTAGTTCCGGGGCGTACTCGTAGATAGCATAGAACAGACGGTGCGCGACGTCAAGAGGGGCCTCCACTAAGGTGACTCCATGGCCATTGCACCAGTTCGCCCAGCCGATGATTTCCTTGAGACCGGTTGCCATGGCTAGGCTCCGGTCCTCTACTTCGTCGCCGTTCAGCATGTTCTGGACGGACTTGCTTAGTAACAGGTCGGGCTGACAGCCGTCCGCTGCGACCACGCAGTCCAGAGCTTCTTGAGCGTCGTACCGAAATGCCGAGTCTTGCGGCAGCGTGGCAAAGACCTTAACCCCCTCATCGATCACTTTGGTTGGGATATATTTTTCAGTCGCACAGATCAAATCTTGCAGACCACGACCGCCGTAAAACAAATTGACGGTCTGTGTCGCACGTTTGTCCGAACCCGGAATCTGTACAGCTATTTGCCGTACAAACCACTGGTAAAAATCCGGTTGTACAACGTCTCGTTCGAGTCCGAAGGCGAGACGAAACCTAGGCCAGTCTGGCGTGTTGCTCGGGGAATAGTAAGCGAAAGACAGATACTTTTTACATATATCTAATTCAAGTGCTTGTTCTACTGTTAATTGAATGTCCTTTATCTTTTCGCCGTTCTCGTCTTTACCATCCGCTTGATTGTCGATATCGATAATAACTAAACCGGCTTTTATAAATCCTGTATCTCCACTTTTGCGTTTTCCATCGATCAGCTGCGCTGCGCAAAGACCAGCACCCGCCGCGATGCGGTCAGCAATTACTTTTGTTGAATCGCTAGATGCCTTCCAGTTTTCGTTAAAGGCGGCAAAGTTACCGCCAGATGATATCTTTCCGGTCTTTGGATTTAGGTATTCGCAAACTTTCTGATTAAACGAATAACTAAATTCCATGAGACCCCTTGTGGCCCGGACATTCTGGCACAGAAAAGCGCAACGCGCATGGTTTGCTCTGTAACAACCGAATATTTCTAGATTCGATCATCTCAAATGAGACTTATCCTGTTACGTTATGAGTGTCGTAATACTTACGTACGATTTGCCACCAGTTTTCTTTGTCTTTTTCGATGTCTTTTTCGCCAAAACTAAATACCTGAACGCTGTAATCAGGTATCGGAGTAGAAACTATTATTTGCGTTTTAGAGATCTTAATTCCTAAGCATTTTTCCGCTGCGATTGTGTAAGCAGCAAGCTGTAGTTTAGTTTTTTTGAACTTGAATACCCCACTGATCAGGGCTTTCTTGAGGTTCTCTGGGATGTCAGCTTTGCTGGATGGAAACTTAGCGCTGTAAGGGCCTACAGATGTTTTAAAGTCTCCTAAAATTATCTCGCCGTTGCTGTCTTTGTAGATAATGTCACAGCAACCAGCCCAGCCATGGCCTGAAGGAGCATCGTAGTAGTGTATGCGTCCGACTCCGTCATCCCCGACGTAGCGGGACCAACTGGGTTGGTTGTAAGGTTTTTCGCTCCACAGAACTCGTCCGCTACCGATTAGTTCGTCGACTTTCTCTGGAACGTCTACCCAGTACGGTTTAAGATCTTCTCTGGGGTTTACTGTTATTCCCCTAATGTGGTTTTCTACCGCTTCATGAATCCAACTTCCTCTCGCTGCTGCAGCGTCTGCAACGCCTGGATTTAAAGCATTCCAATGCGCCAGTTTACGCTGCGTTTCAGCGCTCTGCGTGGCGGACAAAATCGAAGTAACCGACGGAAGAGGTACGTCAACACCTTCGCAGCGATAGTGACGTAGACCGTTGACTGTAAGCCTGGTACTATTTGACACGTTAAGGAAGACGGAAATTTCCGTCTTAGATCTTTGCGTATTTTATACGGTTAATACTGAATTAGAACTTCAACGCGATCTGGGGCGAGGGGCCTTCATCCTCTTCATCTTCATCTGTTTCCTCATCACCGCCGATATAAAATTCACTTACTTGATACTTGAATTCTCTTTGCGCACCAATCATTTGCTCGTGGAGGCATTGGCCTGCATTGTAAGAGTCAATAACAATTTCAGCGCATGTTTCTGCATCTCTTGCTTCGCCATCTGGCGATACACACTCCTGGAGTAGTTGGGTCGAAACGAGGAGTGATGCGATGCGATCCAAAGCACGGTTTGTCTCCGTCAGTTTATCGAGTAGTTCCCGATGAAGCTTTTCAAATTTATGCACTTTGAAGTGGAGGGAGAGGAGGAACTGTTTGCCAATCTACAAGAAACTCGATGTTCGTGCCATCCATCCAGTTCTTCGGTTGCCTGAAAACAAACCATGCTGACGTTACGGAATCACGCGACTTGCTGACGGTGCTGAACTGCGGCCGTGGCGAGAAAATCATCAAGTCAGACAGTTTATTATTTTGGAACAATTTGCGTCTCTTGGCTACCGGCTCTAAGAAGCTCAAGCGATCCAATATGATTACGCCTTTATTCGCTATTGTTATGCCGTAGTCTAGAACGTAATGAGTTTCTTGTTTTAGTCCTGTTGTATTTGCGATCACCCAATCAAACACACTGTGCTTTGTTGTCCACCAAAGAGGGTCAAAGATGTGAATTCCTTTTTCGTAGCTATCGCAATCTAACTGTTGTTGGTTGAATTGAGCAGCCAGTTGGCCCCCAGAATCGCACGGTAGTAAAAGTTTTCCGGTGAGCGATAGATGAGATGATAGTTGATGGACGATACCCTGAGGAATTTGGTAGAAGTCGGTGCTCATAGTGATTTGACTACGTTAGGATAAGATGAATTCTAATCCTGTTTGCTGTGCATTGATCCTAGGCTTAACACAGGATTATCGAGTCTCATGCCTCTCTTCGAGCTCACTGCAGAACAAAGCTTTACGCACCAGCGAGTCATTCGGGATGCAGACAAGCTAACCAAAGAAGAACTCGTAAAAATTTTAGGGGAGATACATCGTTTGTATTTGATCAAGGGCGGCTTGTTTACAAGGTTGGTCAATTGGTGCGCACGGACCGGCGTGGAACTACCTCCTCTAACTGAGTTGTACGACGGAGAATCTCCACTAGTTAACTCGGACCCAGATGTTGTCTGAACTTTTTTCGAAACCCCATCGTTCGAGATAACGGAGGAGAGGTTCTCGATTTTTATCTTGCGGGTAAGCGAACACAGGTCCTGGTGTGTACTCCAAGACTAAACGGATCATACGTGCACAGATTGCAAGACATTGAGTATCCGCCATGTTGTGTGCTTGTGCTGCTCGCCTTGCTCTTCGATTTTTTCTATTGTTGTACCAATCCTGTTGAGCCCTCTTACTTTTATATATGTGTAAAGCCAGGTTGGAGGCAAATCCAAAGTCTTGAAGCACTACACAGATCCAAAGATTTTTGTATTTGACTCTGTAGGTTTGAATTTTTTTCATAAAAAAGCCCCCGCGTAGGAGGCTCGGATCTTGGCTTCGACCTAGTTTAAATCAAAAATCCAAACCAAGCTTCTTTGCTTGCTCTTCCGTAAGCTCCATTTTCCTTTTGGCTGATGGAGGTTCTGAGGCAGCCGCTAAAGCTTTCGGGTCTCCCGCCGACGCAAGCTGTTCGGTAGTTGGTTGTGTCCGTGCAGCTTGGAAAGCGGCCTTGATCGCTGTGTGGTCACCACCTAAGGGAAGCTCAACAAGATCGCCGCCAGGGATAACCGACTTCAACACATTACTTGCGGATTCAGCACCGCCGTTTTTAAGCCAATCGCCGATATCTTTGATCAGCTGTTCCTCATCATCGTTTTGAGGCGGACGGTCAGCAAACGCAAGGGCGTTGTAGTTGATCTTGGCACCATCAGCACCAGTCAGCGGATCCCGTTCGTTGAAAGAACGAGTTTCGAATTTCGTGGTGGTCACCACAGTGCCGACGTTAATTCTGTTGTTGTATAGATTTTGAAAGTAAGAGATGAAGTTTTTCTGCGAGGACTTCCCACTGATGATGCTGGTCGTTACGCAGCGTGGGGGAAGCAACCTGTGCTTAGGGGTAACCCCAATGTAAGCAATGCGTAAAAACTCCTCACCTTGGCGCATCCCTAGGTTGCCGTAAAACGGACTGAAACCTAAAAGGACAAACTCGATGGGTATTCCATTGTCATTGCGGTCGATGATTGCGGAATCAGGATCGACGTCAGATTTCCAACGGCGAGCTTGAAGATCAATGCGGAGTGTGTGCGGAGGGATGTTGCACAGAATTTCCGATTCGGAAAATTCGCCAGCGATGTACATCGGTTAGTAAGCGGAGGAAGTCAGAGCGAGAAATCAATAGATCCGAGGGCAGCGGCAGCGACCTTACCCTTCTCAGGATCGGCAGCCTTGGTAGGTGCCTTGCGGGTCGACTTAGGAAGATAAAGAACTTTATCGAGATTGTAGTTAAGGTAACTCTTGTCGTCTTTCTCAGAGGTCGAGACTCGTCCTACGGCGATAGTAGGTGTGCCTGGTGCTAGGTCAGACAGTTGCTTGCTGAGTTCGTTCCAGGCCGTCAGTTTGAACCACTGCGTTTCGTTGTCCTCAGAAGACCACGCAAGCGAACGGTTTGTCACCGTTGCGTCCGTCAGTTCAACTTCGTCTGCTTTGGGACCGAGGCCCCCCGTGGCAATGAACAAGTTCATCGCTAGCAGATCGCTGAAGTTGTCCTGTGTCACTACCAGCATGGGCTGCATTTGCAGCACGCCATCGACAGTAGCCCGAGTCGGACCCAGAGCCAATACGGTCTGGTCCTTTTCCAGCTTGCCGAGCAGCTTGCCGACATAGTGGTCGGACTTTTGGAGGAGCTGAACTTTGGTCGGTACTCGCTTGTCGTTTGAGGGCAGCGCCTCGGCAAGCACGTTGGTAGTTCCTTCGTCTGTCTGCGCTTCAGAGGTGACGCGCAGTCCCAGAATGAATACATTCATCCTTGAGCTTCCTGTAAATCGTTGAGCGGTTGACGTTGAGTGCCTTAGCGATCTGCTTGGCAGATGCGCCTTGGCTATGGAAGGCTAACAGCATTTGTATGTCACCGCTCGAAAGCTTGGTGTTTTTCTCCGCACAGTACTCAAAGTGATACGGATTTATACAGTGTGCATTCTTGCACCGAGGCTTCGGGATAACGCCGTCACGCGGTATGTCTAGATATTTAAGTATGGTTGTTCGTACGTAATATCTCTTTCCAAAAGCGTAAAAGCACGGGGTGTTGTTTGTGAAGGAACCTTCCCACAGCTCGCATTGTTGTTGACTGAACTCATTAAAGGCTAATTTTTTAAAAAGTTTGGACACTGCTCCTTCGGTTGCAGCGCCGTATTTGATTTCATAACGGTCGCAATCCAAAGCACGTCCGATATCCAAAGCTTGTCCCTGCGCGTGGGCCGTATCAGACGCACACACAGGGAGCGAAAGCT